GGATTTTCCTGCTGCTTCAGGTTACGGTTATTAGGACCGGCTTTCTTCCCTGTTTTCAACTTTCATTTACTCGTCAGAAAAGATCACCCTGATCGTTCATACCGGCACCCACCACAAATGTGGAAATAGGGACTCGTTCAGGGTCGACGGCTAAAGCTGTCGACCCATGGGCCGAGCCCACACCACTGAGGGACTACGAGTTTGACGACTCGTAGCCGGTACCGCTGAGTAGGTTTTCTCAACGGAACCTCGCCTCCAACTACGAAACCGAAACGGTCACGTAGCTGACTCACTAGACGCTCCAAGAAAAAGAGCGCTGTTGTGAGCACTGCCTGACCACTAGGAACGAAGGAGGAGTATACCCTCGTTAAGTGGCGGGTAACGTAAGCATCATAACAACGATGCCTACGTGGGTGCGACTCGTCAAAGTCGCGCACCAACCCTCCATCCCCAAAGCCCTCGGGGATGGATAGCTTTCTCAGGTCATCCGGCAAAGCACGAACAACATGCTTATACGCAGGATGGAGACCGCTACAACATCCGTAATCATAGCCCACCATTCGGTGAGCCAGGCGACGTATGCCATTAGCGGCCCAGAGGAGCATTTCCTCTCCTGAGATGTCCTTTCGGACATAAAGAGGCGTCACATCGTGACCTCGAAAGAAGTGTTTACCACACGACTCGCGAAACGGACCGATAACGAACGTCTTTTCCTTGTTGGTCGTAAAACCAGCTTCGGATAGGACATCAATTACACGCCCGCTTAGGAGCGTAGGGACGATCAAGTCGTCACCGTACACACCCAGGTCACTAACCGACTCACCATAGAACTGGAGGCACGCAGAACAGAGAGCCCAGAAAACCAGGCTTTCAAGCTCAAACGTAAACCCGTTGCCCATTGATGAGAACTTCTGAAGGAGGACTTCTTCCCCAGAAGGTAGAACGCTCCTGATGGACCGGCATATCTTCATAGCCAGAACCCAATCAGGTGGAACCAACCACTCCACAAGCCCAAGCGAGACAGAATCGCTCGCTGAGCTGAGGTCTATGGTTGCCAACGAGCCATCAGCACTCCCCTTTCGGGCGAGTAACTGGTTTCTCGTCTGGTCGTCGAGGTTTACCCCGACGGTTCGAAGACGGCGCCTAATCAGAGCGCCAATCCCCTTCTGAACATACATATTCATTAGGGGTTCGATCGCTATTACACGATCGGTCTTCGCGTTCTTCGGTACAGTGGTAACGCGACTTCCTCGGACAATTGAAAAACAGTCCTCGGTCCTACCTGAAGTTACAGGCACAGTGGATGACCACTGTGGGGAGCTACCAATAAGTAGCTCCGCTAAGGTCGCGCATTCCCCTGTCACAGTCGGTTTTTGAAAACCGAATTTATCAACCACGTGGCTCCGCTTTCGTGGGAGGCCAACGGATGCACCAGGCCCAAAGGCCATCAACGGAACTGCTTCGTCCCAGTCAAAACGACCAAGGACTCTCCCGATTTTTCTGCGCGCGCGATGGAATATCGCAAGCGTGGTGGGATCCATTTCTGGATCCACCTCGGGATGCCTGAACTTTTTATTGATCAGGCGGCAGTGCTCTTCACATAGGAGGAACTTATCGATCGCAACTTTACTACGATTCACCCCTAGTTCAAGTTTTTCGAACTTAGAACAGAGGCTAGCCGTAGCGTAATCACGGAAGAAAGCTCTCCAGTCATCGTACCCGTTAGGGTCCGGTGGCTCGATCTCAAGGATCTTCTGATCATGCTGCCCGGATTGGATCCAGGTAGCGCAATCATTAGCGAGAGCGCCATCTATACCAAGGTAAATTTTGGCTAAGATGGTCCTAGTTGATGTGACGCTGTGACTCATTCTCGCTTCTTTCATGGGTATACCCAATGAGTAGTTACATCGGATCGCAACCAGCAATAAATCACTGGTGCGAGGATATAGGGGTGATTAGCCCCACGACCCTTCGGGCCCGGAGATGCTAGTGCTGAAAACAGCAAGAGCAACCAGGGCCTGAATCCGAGCCGCGAGATCCGCCTTTTCGGCAGAGCTGAAGGTCATAGGGAATCGGATTTGGATATCCGCATTCCCATCGGCGATTTTCATGCCGGCACAACCACAGCTTGAGTCC